GAAGACCGGACGACCGGCACTGAGGTTGGGGATCAGCTCGGTCGCTTCCGACATGCGATCGATCAGGTTGGAGGTCGTGGTCGAGAGCTTGTCGGTCAAGCCGGTCGCGTCGATGTTGGCGATGCGAACGACGAAGCGCCAGTCGCGCACGGTGAGGCCGCAGTTCCACTCGTAGTGGGTGCGGAAGACCTCGAACATGCCGGCGCCGGAAGCGCCCGCGACCGAGTAGTCGGCGTTCTCGCGCGTGACCTGACCCTTGTCGGTCATCTGCAGGCCGCCGACCGTGCCCTTGGGGTAGATCCCGTGGACGGTGTTCGGCCCCCACACGACGAGCCAGACCGAGGTCTGGTCGTTGCCGGCTGCCGCACCGGCTGCTGCGATCACGTTCTCGCTGTTCGCCATCGTGGTGAGGTTGTTGAACCTCGGCGCCAGCCCGGTGAACTCGTTCGGGGCGAGGGCCTCGTTGCCGTAGAACAGCGTCTGCGCGTGCTCCTGGGCCATGCCCTCGATGTGCCCGCGATCTTCCGACAGACGGAACGCGGCGGTGTTGCCGTTGAGCTTGGCCAGCTTGGCATCGACCTCGGCGTATGCTTCGAGCATCGCGCAGGTGTCGGTGATCTGCGCCGTGTCGCTCTTGGTCGGCACGACACCAGCGTTCAGCTTGCGCCACGTCGGCGTGGGCAAACCAGTTCGCTGCGTGGTGCGGTGGCCGGTCTCCAGGTTGCCCTGGACCCAGACCATGTCTTCGAGGATCTCGTTCCTCTGTTCGAGGATCTCGGCGATCATGTCGATCTGACCGCCGGGCTTGCTGCGCTTCGTGACGTCGAGCAGCGTTGGGTGCGTGGTGGCTAGGGCCATCGGAAAACTCCTACTTCATCGTGGGGAACATCACCTTGGCGGGATCCTTCGGTTCGGTGGTCTCGCTGGTGGTGCCTGCAACCAAGCGATCGGGACCGATCGCTCGGGCGGCATGAGCGAACGCACCCACGACGTGGATGTTGTTGCCCAGGCCAGTCCGTTCGAGGAGAGCGGGGAGTTCGGTGGAGCCAAACGCCTTCACGAAGGCCGCAGCGTCGGCAAGGGTCTGCTTCAGGTTGTCACCCCCGAGCGCCTTGTCGGCCTGGAACTCTTCGCGCCATTGCGTGTGGATGCCGTCGATCGCGTCCTTCGTATTCGCAGCTTGTGTCGCCGCGAGATCGGTCAGCATCGTCTGCGCCTGTTCGTTGGTCATGCCGTTCGCACGAGCATGCTCTTCGAACTTGGTCAACAGTGCCGGGTTGAACTCTTGGCCCTCCGCCGGCTTCAGCTCGTAGGTCTCTGGCGGTCCTTCGTCGGAACCACCGTCGCCCTCCTTGCCTTCGCCCGCGGCGCCTTCGCCCTCACCTTCACCGTCGGCCTTGCCCGCACCGTCGCCCGAGCCTTCGCCCGAGTCGGCCGCACCGGCTGCGCCTTCACCTCCGTCTCCGCCGCCATCGGCGGACCCACCGTCTCCCTGTGCTGCATCATCGGATGCTGCTCCAAGCAGGGTCGCGGTGCCTTCTGCTGCAGGTTCGCCTTCTGTAGATTTTCCGGCGGCGCTGTCGCTACTGTTGTTCTGACTTTCGTCCGTCATTGCGTGCGTTCTCCTCCCACATCAGGGCCCACTGCTCTGGACAGAGCCGGTGCGAGCGCAGGTAGATCATTCGACCCACCTCTTGCTTGCCGACAGCGTTCGCCATCGTGGCGTTGTTCGTCGAAAACGGATCGACGACGCCGTAGCCGCTGTCGCGCAGCAGGCACCACTGATAGTGGCGCCCGATCTGTGTGCCCATCTGCCATAGGAAGGTCCGGTCCTCCTCGGCCTCGCGAAGTTCCTTGGCTTCGGCCGCCTCGATGGCGGCTTCTTCCTCGGCTCTGCGTGACGCCTTGGTCGGATTCGGGTCGTTCAACGCGGCGGAGGCTAGCGCCGCGGATCGGCCTTACGTGGTATCGGCGTCAGACTGCCGGCGTGAAGTGCAGGTTCCAGACCTCTTGGCACAGCCCGTCGCCGAAGCCGCTCGGGTTGATCTGCTGGTAGCCCCAGTTCTGGCCGGGCGGGCTCGGGGGGCCGAGAACCGGGTCGCGTGCGATCATGGCCGCGATCGCTGTCGCCCCTGGCCCGTGCAGGTTTTCATTGACGTTGTCGTTGAGCAGCATGTAGTGCTCCAGGAACCGCATGAAGTCGACGCCCATCTCGGTGTCGAGACCGAACAGGTTGGCCGCGAGACCGATGCCCATCATCGCGCCCATCGAGCGGAACATGTAGCCGCCGATCCCGAACACGTTGCCGGTCGTCCACGTCGTCGGTGCGTAGCGCAGGAAGTTGCCGTCGCCGATGTCGTTGAACGAGAACATCAGGTCCCAGTCGGCGTCACCGTGCCACCAGAAGTTGTCGGCGGCGTCGGTGGCGGTGTTGACGGGGAACTGGGAGATGCGCGCCGACTCGGCGAACCGCTGCCCCTTCAGCTCGCCCGGCGTCCCGAGGTTCGCCATGATCCAGGTGTCGGGATCCTGCAGCTCCGTGATACCGAGCAGGCGGCCGGCCAGGATGATCAGGAACTTCTCGCCCATCGCTTGCCCGCCGGACGGCTTGGAGTATTGCCCGTCCATCCACATGCCCGCGTAGTCCAGGCCACGCTGCACCAGCAGCTCCGCCAGGGTCGCCTTGGCACTCGCGGTGATGTCCGAGCGACACAGGTGCATCAGCGCCTGACTGATCGCGTGCGCGTTGACCTCGCCATACTGGAAGCCCTGCTGGTTCGGCGACCAGTAGCGCGTGATGCTGCCGGCGATGAGTGGCACGCCGAACTCAGCGAAGACCGTCTCGTAGAACGCGATCGTCGGCAGGCTGCCCGTGGTCAGTGTGCCCCAGTTGATCGTGGACGGCAGCAACGACGTGTCGATCCTGGAGACTGGCAGCTGGCGTTGATCGCGCAGCAACCGAACAGTCGCGCCGTTGCCGGTGCGCCCGAATCCGAGCAGGGCACCGTCGGCCGGTGTGGTGTCGTAGCTGACGCACGAGATCGACAACGCCTCATCGATATACGACTCCCCGTCGCCGGGCCAGAACGCGCGCGCGACCGGGTTGTGCTCGGTGCCGAAGCCTTCGGCGACGCTCTTGGTGAACACGATCTGATCGCCGGCCAGCATCGTGTAGGGCAGCGTGAGCTTCGACGTCGTCGCGTAGCCCGGGTTGGGGTAGGTGCCCCATGGGTGGCGCCCCTCATAGGGCTGCGTGGCGACGCCAGCTGGTTGACCAAACGTCGGCAGCCCCTCGTTCGCCATCTTGTTGATCGACGCTCCGTTCCGCACCCCGGTGGTCGTGGTCGACTCGGCCGGCGTCACGCTCAGGATGCGCGTGTTCGGCTGCACGAGAATGCCCTTGTCGGTCAGGATGTGAACGTCAGGACTGCCATCGAACGTGACGGTGATTCCGCGGTGGACGTGCGTCGACATGGCTACTTCCCGTGCTTCTTCTTCGACAGTGCGCGCGACCACGCGGTGCCGCCACCACCGCCGATCAAGCCCGTGCCGCCGGACAGCATCAGCGCTTCGTTGGTCGTGATGCGCGTCGCGAGTTCGTTCGTGAGACCCTGCGCCACCTCGGCCTGCGCGGCGAACCGAGCGGTCGCCTCGGTGTCGATGGTCTTCAGGACATCGGCCACGAGACCGAGCGCAGCCTCGACCTGCGGAGCCCCCTCGGCGACAGCCTTCTGGAACTCCGCGAAGACGTCGGGTGCGACCAAGGGCCCGAGCTTCACGGCGACGTCGGTGAAGACTCTGGCGCCCTCGAAGAAGTCAGCGATCGAGCAGCCAGCCAGGACCAGGAGACTCGCGCCAGCCGCGAACATGAACAGGATCAGCTTCATCATTTTACCTTGCCTTCGATGGCACGCAGACGGTCCTTGATCTCTTTGATGTCCTCGCGCAGCCAGTCCGGGGGCTGCTTCGCCATGCCGTTCTCAAGGATGGCAACCCGCAGTTCGAGGTTCGAGACGCGAACTTCCAGCCCGACGATCCAGACCGCCGCCGGGATGACGATGACCACCGCGAGCTTCATCGCGGCGTCCCAGGCTTTCGAGAAACGGTGCTCACCACCACAACTACTGGTGGGCCTCAAGTCAGCGGGCTTGCTCATGCCGTCCTCCGCCAGATGTAGACCACGACAACGGGCGGCATATTATTCTGCGAGTCGCCCGTGAAGCCCTGGGCTGCGGCTGTCCCGCCCGAGACAGAGTGCGTATGTGCGCCGCTGCTCGCGGCCGAGCCGGTGACCGAGTGCGTGTGCGCCCCACCGCTCGCAGCCGAACCAGTGACCGAGTGTGTGTGTGACCCGTCAGTGCTCACGTTGTGGGTTGTGCCGATCGTCGGTTCATCGAACCCGTCAAGGAAGGCGTCGAAAGCGGAGCTGTGAGCATCGACGGTGTGGGTATGCGAACCGCCGCTGGCGGCCGTCCCCGACGTGGTGTGGGTGTGTGCACCGCCGCTCGCAGCCGTCCCCGATGTGGCGTGCGTGTGCGCGCCGCCGCTCGCGGCCGTGGCGCCAGTAACCGACGACGCTGCGTTCGTGCCCGTTGGCGTGACGTTCTTGACGCCGTAGAGATCGCCGATCAGGTCGAGGTCGGTGTCGCCGGCATCGCGAGACACGAGCATGCGACCGGCCGGCAGCTCGACCCAGACGCCGTAGCCCAGCAGCACGTTCGGGTTCGTCGTGACGTAGCTCGGGAAGATCGAGCCGACCGGTAGCTCGGTCGACGACGGCGTCGGGATCGAGACGTAGTTCTTCTCGCCCTCGGTGTGGTCGACCTTGAGGATCTGCCCGTCGGTCAGCTCGCCCATCATGCGAGCGAACTCGGACCGCACCAGCTTGCGGACCTCACGCTGGTCTGGCATCGGCGACCGCACCATCAGAGCGCCCCGGCTGTTGCCTGCCCGGAGAGACCAGAGAACGAGTTCAGCTCGTTGGGCGCCGCCGCGTGCGCCTGAGCGCTGTCCTTCAGCGCCTTGGCGGACTGAGCAGCGACCTCCACCTGCGCCGCCGCAGCCTGGGCCTGCGCGCGCGCGGTGCGCAGAGCCTTGACCTCGGTGTCGGTGCGCACGAACCGCGCGTCCACTCCGAGCAGCTCGGCGTAGCCGTCGGCCAGCTCGTCGGTGTCGACCTTGTCGCGGATCCCCGGGTCGACCGCCTCGGCCGCCGACGCGACCGCGACCAACCAGCGATCGACGTTGTGCGTCTGGATCGCCTTCTGCGCCTGCGCGAGCATCGAGACGAACTCGACGTTCAGCTCCATGCCCTCCAGCTCTGGCGGTGGCGGTGGCATCTCGCCGCGCGCGACGAGGCTGGTGAACGCGATGTCGACCATCGGTTCGAGCAGCTCGTGGTGCAGACGCTCCAGCGTCGGCCCGAGCATGAGCAGCTTCTCTTCGTGGCGCTCGGCGACCTCGGTCGCAGTCATCTGTTTGTCGGCCGTCGCGAGCATCAGGAACAGGTCGGCGAAGAACGACGAGTCGATGCGCGAGCGGTGATCTTGGATGTCGGCGAGCAGATGATCGAGGCGCAGCGTGCTGGCGTCGTAGAGCGGACGCGCGCCGCCCTGCGGCGACGGCGAGTTGATGAACGAGTAGGCGCCCGGCATCCAGTCGAGGTCACGGTCCTTGAGCTGACCGGTGATCTGCATCGGCGGCTTCGTCTGGTAGTCGACGCCCTGACCACGACGGAACTGCAGGTGCTGCAGGCCGCGCACGTCGCCGAGCGCTTCCATGCCGGGGCTGCTGCCGTAGGTGTCCTGCCCTGGCGTCGCCCAGCGCGGGCACAGCACGGGGAACTGGTCGAAGCCGCTCTCGCGCAGAATGTCGTCCCAGTCCTGCTCGCAGCTCTTCTCGAAGTAGACCGACGACCAGCGCATGTTGCCCTGGTCGAGCATGGTGTGGTCACGGTCGTGCCGCGGTTCGATCCCGTGCATCAGCTGCCACATCTCGTCGAGGTTGTTGTTGTCGTAGGCGTTCTGCAGCGTCGGCGAGCAGTTGTCGTAGCCGAACTCGCGCACGACCGCGTGGACCGGCGCCTCGAACTCGCGGAAG